GGAGAAGCCCAAAGCGACTGCGGAGAGAACCCCTTTTGACTATTAGAGTCCTTCCTCCTCACTGCCTCACACGCCTTAGCATAAAAATCAGGGTCCCTCTTGACCCTGCGGAGAATGCTCTTAGCGTACAAATCATTCTCCATCAACCAGTCACAGAGTTCTGTGGCTGACGGGTGATAAAGGCAGTACCCGGCCTGTTGACAGAGTCTGATCGTCTCATAATCATCACTACGCCACTCAGAGTCATCCATGCGCTCATACGACGCCATGGCGTTACCAGCGTGCATGATAGGTCTGATCCCTCTGGCGAGATCATCCTCCATAAATTGGAGACTGTGAAAGTTCTGAAGAAACTGCACAGAACCCCTCTCATAGGAGCACTTATCAACAGAGAGTGTCATTCCGAACGTAGTAGATAGTACGCCAGCGATGTCCTCCAAAGACGGATCACCATCGAAAATGATCGCGCCATCATCCCCCTGAAAGTAACCTGCACGGATAGTTGTTTTCAACTTCTTCGCAGTATAGGCCATCACCCAGGCGTTGACATTACTATCTGTCATGTTGGTCATCACGCAACCTGACGGCATACCCCCAGTACGTGCGGCTCCAGGGAGGACTTCATAGTCAGGTCCCTCTCCGTTGACGTCTGGAATGATTATGCCAGTCCTCTTAACGACCTCCTCAGCAAACGCAATAAGAGGATCAGCTTCCGGTACGAACCACGAGCGGTAGATGTTGTACACTTTCGTCAAGACCTCATTCGGTATCGAAGTATCGAACCGCTTAAAGTCAATAGAAAGTATCCGCTTCCCCGATGAAAGGAGACGCGTCATTTCCACATCGACGGCGTGGGAGCTAAGCCACGCACAGTACGCAGGGGTGTACTTCAAATTGTCGAATAGGGGCTTCTGGATCGTCTTCTCCAGATTAGCCAACGCGCGAGGCATCATATAGATGAGCCTAGTCTTCGAATAATTGCCGGGATTTGAATCCGGATGGGGGGGGCCTAGAGGTTGTCCTCTGTAGCCCGCTAACCCAAAAAGAACAGCGACCCAGCCAAGATCGCAGTCGGAATCCCAAATCTTCCTTGAGATTCCCAGCACCTCGTTAAAGTACCTCTCAACATTCGAAGAGACCACCGGAAACCCTAGTCCGGACTTGTGAAACGAACCCGCAGCTACCTCCAAGTCAAGGGGAGAGAGCCTGCCTTTGCGGGAAACTGGATACATTGCAGAGACATAACCGTCCGCATACCTAAGCGGGTCATTATCGAAATGACACGGCTTACGAGGAGCAAAGTAAGACAGGGTCTGCTTGTGTAAAGAATCACCCACCAATGCATCAGTGAACATCGGTGTGCGTCTAGAAAACGGACCCCATTTACCCTGCTTCCTAATCTCCAAACTGCGTAACGGTTCAGGCAGTGATCCCAGGTTACAAACCTCAAACATGTCCTGGGCCATGGCGGCGCGACCTAACGCCTTCTCTTCCAAACTCCCGTGCTGAGAAACGTGGATAACGCGGGAGGTCAAATCCGCGTTATTACCGCTACGAAGGCTACCGATAATGGACGCGAGTGCTTGCTCGGCATCACCGGTGAACTCAATAGGCTCCAAAGGAACCTCCATCGTAATAAAAGGCCGGCTATCGCCGTTGAACGACAACG